GGATCGGTGACAACCTGCAGCGTCCCGCGTACCGTGTTCGGGGTACGCGTGTCGTTGCTGGTACTCGGGTCAAATTCGCTATTTACCAATTGCAACATAAGATCCTCGAGCGCAACCGGTCCGATCCAAACGGCCGGCCGAACATTCGATCCTTTGTCTTCACTGGTGGAAGAGAATTTTTGTTTTCGCATTGCTGTCTTTGCGGCCGAGATTGTGGTCACGGATGGAGGCGCGCCGGATGTTACTAGGTTTTTATGTGTTGCCGCCTCAAATAGGGCCAACGTGTCGGACATCGCCGGGTTTCCAGTCAACACCCCGTAGGCCAAATCGCCCAACAATCGCGCTGCGGTTTGTCCCATAATTCGCGGAATTTTCGTAAACGACTGCAGGTCATCATTAATGATCGCCTGCCGCGTAATGCTGAACCGCTTGGCATAAGATAGCAACGCGATCGTTTCGGCCGTTTCGCCGAACGTTCCGAACGTAATTTCGTGCCCTGGTTTAACTTCTTGGAGACTGGAAAACGTACCCATGCCGATGCGATGCGCCGTTTTGAAGTCGTTCAGATTGCCGGGGTTTACCCACGCTTGATAGGTTTGCTCGGATTCGTCGAAACCTTTGAGCATGGACTTGTTTGCGGCGTCCTGTAGTATTAATGGAAAATCGCTAGACGTGTGAGTAATCGCCAAGCGAACCACTTCCATTTTGTCCTTACCGAACGTATTAATGCCCTTCGAGTGCAAATATGCGCGCGTTAGCTCCATTAAGCTGTAGCCCGAATACTCGTTTTTATACTCGTTCTTTTGGTGACCGGCACGAATACACAATGCCTCGGTGGCACCCATCTTGAACTTTTCTTCGGCCGTCATTTCGCCGGGCTGGAACGTTTGTCCACCCAATGGAGAAACATCGACGTTTTTCGCACTGATAGCGTCAAGTAACTTTTTGTTTGACGCGTTTAAGTCAAGACCGCCGTCGATACATGCATTCATAACTTCGTCGTATTGGTTTCCGAACGGCTTGAAAACAGCTTTGATATCGCTTACGCGCGTCCGCTCCAATGCGACGGCCTGGTCGGCGGCTGCTTTGATACGGACTTTGGTCGCTTCGTCGGCCGCAGTGGTCGACCCATTTACTTCGTCTCCCATGTTCCTATGCTCCTTTGCTGGTGGTGTCACGTCGGGTCGTGCCGACATCGTAAAAAGTTTCAATCGCACCGCCATTTCGGCAGGTGGGTTGTATTTGAAGTTGGCGAAATCGAAGTGCGCCGCGGCCTTGAGCGGCTCACCCTTGGAGTCGGCGAATCCGTTCGCGATAGCCTCGTCGGCAGTCATCCACGTTTCGTTGTCCATCATTTTGCTAATCGTTTCGCGGTCCTGTCCGGTGCGCGACGAATAGACGGATACGGCGCCGGATTTGAGTTTTTCGAGTACCGTCGCAACCTTTAGATGGTCCTCGGCGTCGCCGACCGCACCAACCCATGGGTTGTGGATCATCATGATGCCGTTTTCGGCGATCTCGATTTCGTCGCCGGCCATGGCGATAATGCTCGCCGCGCTCACGGCCATCCCCATGACTTTGACGCTGACCGGACGTTTGTCATCCTTCAGCATATTGTAAATGGTATTACCGTCCATCATGTCGCCGCCCGGCGAGTTGATGAGAACGCGAACCCGTTTCCCCTTAGACTCTTTGAGTTGGTTGCGAAAAGACTTAGCGGTTTCACCCCAAAACCCGATAACGTCGAAAATAGATAACTCTGTATCTTCGCCCGTGTCTCTGAATGAAAAGAACATAACTCCTTTACGCATGGTCAACGCTCCGTAAATGTCGGTTACTTGTCGAGTCCGTGTTTTGTTGATCCGGGTTATCTTGGTTATCGGTGTTGTCTTGGTTATCGGTGTTGGCGTTTGTGTTCGCTGTGTCGACGGTTGTTGACGTATCGATGCCTAGGTCCGACATGTGTTCGTTTTCTTGCGAAATCTCGTTGAATACGTCGTCCGGATTGCCGCCACGTTCTCGGATACAGTCCGACCGAGATTTAATTTTCAGGCCGACGGCTTTTTCTAATCCCGTCATTTCTTTTTGTGGGTCTACCCATGGCATAACGGGTGGACTAAACGACGCATTAAATAGTGTCGTTCGGTCGATTTCCGGTCCTATCGTGATTAGTCCGGCGAGCTCGCATGCAACAACAAAGTTCTGCCAGTTTTGCCGCTCGCGATGGTCGACGAAGTATTGCCACATAACACCATAGGCGCCGTGTTGCTCAACGAGCTCTTGCCGTTGCGCGCTGTACGTGCCGTTATAGTTTTTTGATAGCGACGAATTCCCGACACCAAAACCGCCCGATGCGCGTCGTAGTTGCGCATCGAGAAACGGCATTAAATTGTTATTTGGTCGCTCGTTCTTGACGGTCTCGATTTTTTCCCCGGGCCGTAAATCATTCGCGATCATCCCGGGTTCGAATTCGATTTGCTGCCTTACTATGTTTCCGTCCTCGTCGACCTCCTCCTCGAACGCTTGCCCCCCGTCCTCCTTCATGATGAACATGGCGAGGTTTGCGGCCATGCGACTTGCGATGCGCTCGGCTTCCTCTATCTCGTTGATGTCATCCATGCGCGAAATAACGGTCGCGCAAACAGACACCCCGCGGGTCTGTCGAATTCGGTTTGTAAGCTTGAGGTGATTGAGACGATCGGCGGTGACGCGTTTTGTATCCGGGTTTACGCTAAATATTTCCGTCGGATATCCCTTGTGGAGGTGATACGCGACGGGCCTGCCCCATCCGTTTTTCTCCACCCCCTGGACGATTCCGAGCGTTTCGTCGTTATAGCCTGCCGGTAATAGATCCGCCTCGATCATTTCATAAGACAAAGGCACGGCGGTCGAATGCATCAACCGCGGCACGTTACCGAGTAGTTTTTGCTCTAATACCTCGCCGTCTCGAAACAAAGATCGGGCCATAAGGTACTGCGTGCGAAAATAGGAATGCTCCCGGGTTACCTCGGGTCGAATCCGCCATTCCTCCCAAAGATCTTTTAGTGATCGGTTGAGCTCGACGGCCGGCTGTCGTTCTAAAGTGCGAACAGTCGGCTCGGGACGGATCCCCATTCCGACGATGTTTTGCGCCAAAAGGTTGAACGCATGAACGACAATGTCGTTATTGTTTTCAAGCCACCGCGCCATGCTGCGCAATTGCTCGCCGTCGGTGCCGACAAACTGGCTAGGGCTGCGTAACTCTTTTTTGCGGTTGTTGTATCGCGTCTGCTTAACGACCTCGAAAGAGCGGATCGCCTCTAACTTTTTTCTGGCGATCGCGCGTTGTAAACCCCACTGCGGCGCGACAGCGTTGATCAATGAGTCGATAGGGTTCATTTAAATGAGCAGACCGAAAAACCATGACGTGATCGACCGGCCGCGATGCGTTCTAGCGCTACTATTCGGCGTTCCCAGTAATCAATGTTTTCGCGAATTTCGGCGGCATTCGCCATAGTTAGCGATCGACCATTGATCGTATACGATTGTTTCGAGGCGACCGCCGTGGACGCGGCGAGCCACGTCGCAAGCTGTGCCTGCGCTTGTGATAGCGTTACTCCTGACATAATTTATCGCCTTGTTTCGCCATACGTCCTGAGTCGGCGCCGCGTTGCGGTCCGCTTCATTGGTTGTGGCTTTTGAGGTGTTTCGACGGTCTCGGGTTTAGTTGCTTGTTGCGTGCGCCGTGTCTTCTGTTTCGTCGGCGCCCCCCCTCGTCGGAGCCTGTCAAGTTTTACCCCGCGATGATCTTGCGCGATCTTAACCGCGGCGTAGTTCATTACGCGTAGGTCTAGCGGTTCGTTTCGTGCGCCGCTTGGCTTGCTCCATACAAAATAGGGGTGACCATTTTTGTATTTAATAATCTTTGTTTCGCACGTCGACCCTTTAAAATAGTCGTCGTCATAGTCGTCGTTTATTGGATAGTGACAATACCCGGGTCCAACGACAGTCTGGCTATACCGTTTATAAATAATCTCCTTGGCATTCTCGGTGCCAAGCATTGTTAAATATACTTTGTGTTGTTTGTGCAT